AGCGTTAAGCCCTGTTATTTCTAATCCATAAGAACCCGAAATACAGATTGCGTCACCTATTGCGGTTGCTCCTGTTGTTAATCCCGGAGTAACAGTAATCGTGCTGTTAGCTTCGTTTATTGCTGTTATGGTATGTCCTGTGTTCTCTGCCGCAATCGGGTTAGCTTGTACGTCTATCGTGTCAATTACCATGCCTTCTGCAAAGTATCTTGTGTTGTCTACTGCTATGCCAGTTTCATTTATTGGTTCAACTGCGGTACAAAGTGCCAATGTTCCTGTTCCATCACCGAACATTTGACGGTTAAGATTGTCTTTTGCATCTCTAAACATTTCTTTCATTTCAAGGTCTAAAGCGTTCACGAATGAAGCTCCTGTTGCACTTGACTTAATTAGTCTGTCGGACAATGAAATTCTTGCATATAAGTTTTTAGGCACTACATTAATTTGTAACCTGCTTGCTGCTGCTGCGGTAGGTAGAGTTCCTAATTCTGTCCTTGAGCCAATACCTCCGCTTCTACCGAATGTTACAAGGAATGTTTCGTTTGCTCCCATTGAAGGAGAAGTATTTTTCTCCATTAATTTGTAGAAGTAAGACAGTTCCTCGTTTAATTGGCTCTTAAAGCCGGGAAGGTAGTCATTCTGCAATATTGCGTTTAAATTTGCTATTGATATAGTCATTTCTTCTCTCCTTTTTTATAAATATTTAACAGTTTAATGTCTTGTTTAGGACAATAAAAAACACCTACATGGTGTTTATTGCTGATTTAACATTTGTAATCTTCTTATTGCTGATAATTTTGCTTCTTTCATGTTCTTTGGAAGCTCTCCGGTGCTTGCAGGAATTTGTGTTCCCGTCTGGTTGTTCCCCATTAAAGGCGGTAATTCTTTTCCTGTTCCGTTATTCAATCCCTGTTGATACTCTTGAATTATCTGCTGTTTGATAGTTTCATTTTGTAGCAACTGATTTTTTAAATCCTCGTTACCAAGTATTCCTTCGACTAAGTTTCCACCATTACCAAGCAATGAATTTGATATTACGGTTTTATAAGCTATGCCAAGCGGGTCTTTAGTGTTTACCAATCCGGGATTTTCTTGTATCACTTGAACTATCTGTGGTAAATATTTTTGTGCTTCCGGATTGGCTGATATGAAATTTCTAACATTGTCTTGCCATGATAACCTGTTGTTTAAACTTTGCGTCTGTTGAATTAATGGGTCGTACTGTTCTTTAATTTCATTTAGTGCCTGTTGCTTAGCTTCCTCTTGAATACGTCTTACAAACTCTATCGGATTATTTTCAAATTGCTGTCTTATCTGCTCGTTTTGTGCTTCGATTTGTTCCTGTGTTGGTTGGTTTATTCTCTGTTCAATCGGTGCAAGCCTTTGATTTAATGTTTGGTCTATTCTGGCTGACAAATTGTTGACTAAACTATTAATATCTATCTGCGGCTGCTGAACGGGTGCTTGTTCTGTTGGTTGTGCCTGTGGCGGTTGTCCTGTTGGTTGCTCTGCAAACAACTGTAAGTTAAGTTTCTGCATAAATTTTCGTAACATTAAATTCCTCCATTCTCTTGTCTTTTTTCTAAATCAATCGGTTTGCCTTGTGGTTTTGGTTGCATTTGCATTTGTTGTTGCATCATTGCTTGTTGCATCATTGCTTGTTGTATATATTGCATATGTTCTGCTATATGAGCTTTGAATATCTCTTGAATTTCAGGCGGTAATACCTCAAATTCTGAACTTAGCATAAATTCTCTATGCGTTTCTACGGCAACATCATGCAACTCGAAAAACTCTACTGGCTGTGGTTGTCCCATTGACATTTTTATATTTTGTTCATTACTCTTTGTTTTTTCAATCCGCTTGGAATCCATTCCGACATTCGTGTCTCCAAATTCAAGCATTTCAAGTATTTTACTGTCGTCAATCGCTCCTCTTTCATCTCTGAACATACCGTACTGCAATAAATTAATTATTAGATTTCTTCTCTGTGATAAACTTTCGCTTATCCTTGCAACACCTTCGATAATAATATCGTCTGCGGTTATAGTGTTTTTGTTCCAATAGATTGTTTTAACTGAATTTACTTGTCCTACTACTCTAAGAATTCTTTCGTTTTTTGCAAATTGTTTATATAGATATAATGTTTGTCTTGCTACTTCTAACATACTGTCTTGAATACCAACTGCTGTTAAATGTAGTCTAGTTTCGTCTTGTTCGTTTAAAATATTTAATGCCCGTCCGCTTTCAACTCCCGTTGGTACTGTGCTATCTCTTGATATTTCACTCACTCCACTTATTTTAGTGAAGTTTACTAAATCGGTTTGCTCTTGGTTGAAAAACTCCGCAGGCATGCCTTGAGATTGCATATATGTAGGAATTTGCGTTCCGTCTGATTTATTATAAATAAGCATATCTCCCGGTGCTATTCCTTCGCTGTCAAGGTTATTTAATTCTGCGGTAGCTGCGTCTACGATAACAACTCCTATTGCAGCAGATTTCATATATTCGCTTATACGGTTTTTAATGGCATTGTAACGTCTTTGAACAGGTATTAAACTGTCGATAATAGTTTTCCCCCAAAAGTACCCCGGTCTAATGATTGAACGCTGTAAAACAAATGGTAACGCTCTATTGTTGTATTTTGAATTAATATACGGTAAATCTCCTTCATATAAAAGCTTGTCGTGATAATCGCAACATATAATTAGTTTCCCGTCAGGAAATTCCTTTGAAGGTATCTCGTAATATTCATACAACATTATTACTTCATCTTTTTGTTTTGAATCAACTCCCATTTTAGAGTTATTAAGATTAAATAAAGCATTTCTGCCAAATATGTTAAGTTTAGTTCCTTGTAAATCCACTCCAAAGGTATCGTATATATAATCAACATCAACTGCCCTTGCATGGATAATTGATTTACAGTATTTAATATCGGAATTATACGAACTATCGGGAAATATCTCAAAAGGTGAACATACTACATTAACCGGTTCTCCTTCTCTCTGATAGACGGGTCTGCCTTCATTGTCCATAGTAAGTCCTAATTTCATTCCCTCATTTGGGTTCCAAATATTTTTCCATATTGCCGTTCCCGTAGTTTCAGCCCATGCGTTAGCGGTAGATTGTGCTTTGTTTAATTTGTTGCTATTTGCCCATGAATCAAGTATTTTTGTTGTTATATAGGCATTATTAACATCATCTGCGTCTTGACTTGAAGGTCTTGCTTTGTATATTTGATTTAACCTTGACAGTTTTGCTAACCTCGTAAGCCATATAGGCAAGATATGATTGTATGCTTCTCTTTCCTGTGCTCTTAACAGTTTAGGATATTCAACTAAATCATTTGTAATATTACAAATATACTGGTATTGCTCTCCTTCGATAAAAGCCATATTTAATTGCCACCTTAATTCAAAGTACAAGCGTTCCATACGCCTACGCTCATATTCATTTTTTACATAAGCAATTTTATCAGTTTCGGTAATCAATCTTCTTTTATGCCTTCGTGGCTTCTTTTCGTCATAATGCTTATAAGCGAAACCTTGCATAAATTGTAAAGGAGTGCTTATTTTTCCGTATATGTCGTTATACAAATTTCATCACCACCTTTCGTGGTTTGTTTTTAATTAAGAACTCCGTTATACTTATCATCACCCAATATTTCAGCATCAGTAAGTATTTTAGGTTCTTTTGACTTTGTTAAAGTTACATATTCAGGGGTGTTTTTTGCCATTATTCTGTTGAGATAGTCTGTTCTCTCTACGCTAAACTGCTTGTCTTTTTTATTAAGACAAATTACTAAAAAAATAACGGTTATTGCAAATATCGCAAATAAAACCGCTACGAATATCATAAAATTTATATCCATTTTACCTCCTATTTAAACCTTAATATGTTGTGTATTCGTCTTGTATTCTGTCCTTGGAATACATATTCCCAATTAAAGTCTTGGAAAGAACTACCTCCGCCATCCACCGATATTGCAATATCATACGCTTCTCCTGTTGAATTGTCAGAAATTATTTTAATTAGTTCGCCATGGGCAACATTTGGAACAGTCAATAAGTAGCATTTATTTAATCGTTTATTATAACCTAATACAGATTTATTAGTTTTTCTCAAAACATCTGTGAAGTCTTTCCATTCGCCTTTAAGGTTATAACCTGCTTTAAATCCTTCGCTTACAGGACTATAATAAAAATTAGGGTCTTGTGTATTTCTTAATCCAATACCACCAATAGCCAATCTTACTTTACTTAAATCTAATTCTGATAAGAATTTAATTCTCTTTAAATCAACCGTATTGTCTTTATAGACTATAAAAACCGATTGTGGGGTACCAAAGTTCCAATAATGATTAGCCGTATCTTGATACGTCTTGCCTTCAACATATAAAATACTTGTAGAATACAAACCGCCTTTACCATCAGGATAAAAGAATGTTCCATTTATACAATCGGTAAATTCGACAATATCCCATATCCTTTTGTTAACAATTTCATTTGTCAATTTAGATGGATGTTTTTTTATTTCAGTCATTCCATTGCTGTATCTTTTGAATTCAGTTTTTGTATTATCAACTTCTTGCTTTTCTTCTTGATTAATTCCAAAGTATTCAAGTATTCCTGCCACTATTTCATCCGCACATTCTTGTCTGAATTCTTCTGTTTTTAATAAATTAGCTTCTTCAAGATTAGTCATAAAAGCACATTCAACCAAACAAGACGTCATATTGCCTTTTAAGATAGCAAAACATATCTCTTGAACACCTCTATCAACTTGTGCAG